TCAACGATAGCCCTGTTCTCCATGTAAAAACAGATAGAACCGACCAATATGGTATAGCGGCTATCTTTGAAGGCAGAATAGGAATGGGTACTACTACTCCCGGTACAAACCTACACATCTCAGACGACACGACTTCTTTGGTTACTGGTCTACTGGTTGAGAATATAGGTAGTGACGGAGACTCAGCAACAGTAGCAGGTATAGAGATAAAGAATGGTGCAGGTACAGATAGCAGTACGCACATCGAACAGGATGCATTTGGTCAAACAATGATGTATACTGGTCAAGGTTCTAAGAATCGTTTCTTGCTTGTTAGTGCTGATGCAAGCACTTTTACTGTTGATGGTGATTTGAAATTAGGCGGCAATGATATCAAAGCATCTGATGGCACTACCGCAATTACAACTTCGGGAGCAGATGTAACTGTTGCAGGTGTGTTATCAGGTCTTGATGGAAAACTAAAACTTGGCTCTTCTGGACAATTAGATATTGATTTCGATGGTTCGCATACACGCATAACCCATGATGCGGCTACAGATTCTTCGATGATATTCAAGAATGCTGATGGTGCAACCATGCAGTTCAATATGGGTAGTGACAAGGGCATCGAAATAAACAAAGATGGTAATGTAGAATTGTATTATGATAACTCAAAGAAGATTGAAACAACTTCTGCGGGTGCTACTGTAACTGGAACGCTAACTGCTACTGTGACTGGTGATGTAACTGGTGATTTAACAGGTAATGCTGATACTGCCACAATAGCATCTACGGTAACTGTATCAAATAGCACAGCAAACACGAACTTCCCTGTTGTATTCCATGACGAATCAAACGCATTGTTAGATGACACAGGCGCATTGAGATATAATCCATCAACTGGAACATTACTTGTTCCTAATTTGACTGTAGCAGGAACTACGACTCAAGTGAACACTGTCACTATGGAGGCTCAGAATGCCATTGTGTTTGAAGGTGCTACTGCTGATGCAAATGAGACTACGTTAACTATTGCAGACCCTACAGCAGATAGAACGATTACATTACCAAATGCTTCGGGAACAATTGCATTGACAGGAAACAATGTAGCAGGTCTTAACGCTACTAATGACAGAGATTTGGCTCCCGAAGATTTGTCATTTGCGAATGACTTCAACATATTCTTCACTTCTAAGGAAGGATTGGAGGATGGTTCTACTTCTGGTAGCAATTACCAAGATGCAATTGTCTTGAACACATGGAGTGATGGAACAGGTGGAGATGCTAACCTACTAGCATTCGACAAGTCCGAGATGAAGATTTACCATTACCAAGCAGACCAAGCGGCTACAAACTGGGGTACTGCTAAGACAGTAGCATATACTTCTGATATTACTTACACCACCGCAGAACAAATTCAAGATATAGTAGGTGCGATGTTTACTGGTAATACTGAGACTAACATCGCGGCTACCTATCAAGATGCTGATGGAACCATTGACCTAGTAGTTAGCACTGGTGCGGGTGGATTGACAGATTTAGTGTCTGACACATCACCACAACTAGGTGGCGACTTAGATGTTCAAACCCATGAGATAAAGACGACAAGCAGTAACAGAGACATTGTTCTAAGACCACATGGAACTGGTGGAGTGATTGTCTCTGACGAAGGTGAGAGTTTCCCTTCTACTCCTACACCCAACAAAGGTAAACTAACTGTAGTTCACGATGGGGGTACTGGCCCTACATTGCTTTTGACTGATTCAGACGGAGATTCGTTTTCCGGCCCCAATCTAAACTTGTACAGGGATTCTTCAAGTGTAAACGCTAATGATATACTTGGCAAGATTAGTTGGCATGGCAATAACAACAATGCAGAGATAGTCGGTTACGGAAGTCTGACCTCTGACATAGTAAGTGCTACAGATGGTTCAGAAAATGGCCGGATGAATTTCGGAGTGTTGGCAAGTGGAACTCATACAACTATGGCTAGTATCACAGGTACAGGACTAGGAATAGGCGTTACGAGTCCAGAAGCAATGCTACACCTACGTTCTGATACAGCAGATGTAGTTCTCAAAATTGAAGCCGATGAGAGTAACGATGCAGAAGGAGACAACCCTATGATTTGGTTGTGTCAAGACGGAGAGTTGGTTAGTTTCAAAATAGGATTGCAGAATTCTGGAAACCATGCCTACTTGAATTGGGGTAATGCAGACGACAAAGACCTACTCCTACAAAACAATGGAACAGAGAAGTTTAGATTTACAGGTGATGGTAAACTCGGAATAGGCACTACGAGTCCCGATGCACCACTTCATGTCAAAAGCACCGCAACTGGCACGTTGTTGTTGCTAGAATCAACAGAGGCGGGTAATGCCTCCGCACCTACATTCGACTTGTATAGGCATTCTGCTTCTCCCGCCGTGAACGATGTTATCGGTAATATCAAGTTCACAGGCGAGAATGACAATGATGAGAAAGTGACTTATGGTGAAATCATAACCTTCATTGAAGATGAAACCGATGCTACTGAAAATGCCGCATTCCAATTCAAACTGTATGAAATGGGAACTCCAAGAGAGAACCTACGAATTGCATCTAATCAAATCACATTCAACAACTCTGAGAGAAACGTGGATGTACTGATTAAATCAGACGATGGTTCGACAAATTTCTTCTCTGATGCTAGTGCTAACCGAATAGGAATAGGCAATAACAGCCCCGAAGCCTTGCTTCATGTGGACACAGGTAGCGATAGTGGAACTGCGATTATTACTGACGGAGATATAGTAGTAAGAAGACAAAGCGATAATACACAAGGGATTAGGCTCAATGCTGAAAATAACGTAGGCACTCACGCTGATATTCTATTCCATGAGAGTGCCATGATTGCGGCTGGAAACGATATGTATTTCGCTATCGACAGCGATGCAAGTACGACTGATGCCTTCTTCCAATGGAGAAAAGATGGCGACCAAAGCGACACTGGTTCTGTTTTGATGACTCTCACAGAAGCAGGAACGCTAGAGCATATGAAAGATACTGATGCAATAGCATATCACGGCAGGGCGGCCATAGGGTATTCTGGTCATAGCAACTATGCCGCTTTCGGTCATCTTGATACATTCGATACCGGAGGCTATGCATTGCTTCAATTCCAAGATGGAAAAACATTCCTAAACGCAGAAGCAGGTCAGTCCATATTTTTCAGAATACACAATAACGATAAGATGATTTTGACCAATGCAGGTAATGTAGGAATAGGCACTACAAGCCCCACTGGAACACTAACTGTCCAAAGTTCAGGACACGACATGATTCACCTGAACAGGACTGTGGACAATGTTGGCTATGGTGCAGGTATAATCGGAAGATTAGGGAACTCAGCATCCACAACCGCCGCACATGAGTATGCCGGAATCTTCTTCCAGATAGAGGACAACACAGATGGTGCGGAAGCAGGTAGCATATCATTCAACACATCAAGTGGTGGAGTTGCGGCAGACCAAGGTAGCACTCATGCTATGCAGATTACATCTGCGGGTAATGTCGGGATAGGAGATACAACCCCTGCCGAGAAACTGCAAGTGGCAGGTAATATCCGAATTAACAATAATGCGGCTATCAAGGCTGACGGTAGCGGGGTTCTGACACTTGGTAATACTAACAATGGACAAATAAATGTCGGTGGTGATGGTGGCGTATCATTCATAGAAGCCACATCTAATCACTTAGTTTTCAAGACACAAAGGGATTCTGATGACATTATCTTCTCAGTGAATGCAGGTGGAACTGAGAGTGATGGTACAGCAGTCGAATCCATGAGGATACACGGCCCTGATGGTAATATTGGAATAGGCACTAGTTCACCCGCTTTCCCATTAGAGGTTGATGGATTCATTTCAACAGCAAGTGGAATTGTCCACATGGGCGACACTAACAATACCATTACATTTGGTACTGATACTCAATCCTTCAATACTAATTCGACTGCTAGAATGTTTATTGATACCGATGGTGACATAGGAATAGGTACTACGACTGTAAATGGTAAACTGCATATTCGTGATGAAAGTGATGGTAATGACCAATTCTCCGGTATTCGTTTCTTCCCCGCAGATTCAGAGACAAGTGCTACTGATACTGACTTCTACCATAATATCACAGGTTTCAGAAAGGGAGGATTGATGCTAAGTGGTGGACAAACTGGAAACTTCACTAGGACATATGCAACTCTCAACAATGATGGTTTCAAGATATTTACGAATGCAGGTGATAACACCGCAGTCAATATGTCTACGCAACAAAGACTGTTGATTCCAACGGGTGGAGGTTCTGCTACACTTTCCGTTGGTCTAGATGTAAGCGGTGCGTTGACGGCTACTACGAAGTCTTTCGATATAGAACACCCAACGAAAGAAGGAAAGAGATTGCATCACGGTTCTCTAGAAGGGCCGGAACACGGTGTCTATATCAGAGGAAGACTAGAAGGAGATGTAATCGAACTACCTGATTACTGGCTAGGTCTAGTTGATGAGGATACAATCACAGTTCAACTAACTCCCAACAAAGGATTCCAACAGATATACGTAGACCACATAGAGGACAACAAGATTTATGTTGGAACGCAGACCGATACTCCAATAGACTGCTTCTACTTCATACAAGCAGAGAGAAAAGACGTTGAGAAGATGGAGGTAGAATATGACAATGTGGTTTGATGTTCTAAAAAGAAAGTCTGGACGGCGAGGCAAAAAGGCTCGTAAGAAAAGAAAGAAGTCCAAGAAAAAGGTTGACGATTGTTGTACTAGAAAGGTAAAGGCGAGATATGATGTTTGGCCGTCTGCCTATGCTTCTGGAGCAGTTACTAGATGTAGGAAGGTTGGTTGTGCAAACTGGGGTAAATCAAAATGAGTTGGTTTGAAATAATCAAGGATGATGGTTTACGTCAATGGTTTAACAGAAGGGGAGGAAAAGAAACCAAAGATGGAAAAACACAAGGAGGTTGGATTGATTGCGGTTCTTGTGGGAGAAAAGGCGGCCCAAGACCTTGTGGGAGAAAAGACGCTTCAGTAGGCAGAAAGAGAAGATGTAGACCAACATGTTCAGAATGTAAAGACTATCCAAGAAGAAAAGGAAGAGGAAGAAAATGAGTTGGGAAAAAATAGTAAAGAGACACTGTGGATGTGGGCAAGACCCATGTAAAAAATATGGTAGTGTAAAGAAATACGACATAGAGAAAGGAAAGGGAGAAAGACATTTTTACATGGAAAACGGTAAGCCAGTACAATGGGTTGGGCCTACACACAAACATCCAGATGGAACACTCATGTCTGGTGAAAAACATGAGGAAGGTAAAAGCAAGAAACTATTTCATTTTTATGAATTGAGTGAAGATGCTTTGAGACATCTAAGTAAGGAAACAACGGAGATTAAATAAGATGGATGCTTGGTTTGATACTCTGTGTAAGTCTGGTAGGTGTACCAAAAGAACAGGTAAAACCAAATCAACAAGAAAAGGAAAGAAATGGATGGCTTGTGTTCCATCAGGAAAAAAAGGCAAGTATGTGAGGAGGCATTGGGGTCAACCGGGAGTTAAGGTAACTGGTAAGAGTGGAAACACTAAGAGAAAGAAATCCTTTAATGCAAGACATAAATGTTCAACGTGCGGAAAAGGAAATTATTCTTCTAGATGTATGGCTTGTAGAGATTGGTGATTGCTGTGGGATTCTATAGCGGGCCAGTCATAGTTACTGATAGTCTCATCTTTAACTTCGATGCAGGTAATGACAAATGTACAGATGCAGATGATGACGTTACTAGCATGAGAGATATCGGTTCAGTAGCACATTCTTCTAGAACAGATAGGGGATTGACTGGTGCAGGGGAAACGGGTAACTTCTCATTTCCAACAAACGCAGGTGCGGTTAAGTCAATCAATATAGGAGTCACTGGAAGAAACTCAAGTGTAGACGCTACTAATTATCAGAATAGAATAGGGTTAGACGATGATATCCTATTGGCTGATGAAAGTGCTTGGACGTTTGAGTTTTGGGCTAAACCCAATGCTAATGCAGAACACACCTTTCTGAGTCTAGCAGGTAGGGGAGCAACAAGTCCGTGGTTTATTTGGCAACACGGAAGCACTACATTTTATCCTCGCTATCGAGATAACAATGGAAACTACTACAGAGATAGTGCTAACACGAATTGTCCTGACCCCGATGACTGGCATCAAGTTGTATTTACTGCTGATACTAGCAGAAACATATCCTTCTACAAGGATGGTGAATTGTTAGGTGGCTCTGTGCAAGCCGCAGATACTCAAACTCAGTTTAATAGGTTCATGGCAGGATATTCATCAGGAACTACGAGATATAATTTTCAAGGAGATTTTCTCTGTATTAGAGTGTACTCAAAAACGCTATCAGCCGCAGAGGTATTGCAGAACTTCAACGCAACGAGAAGGAGAGTAGGAATATGAAATACAGAATAAACGGAGTAGATTATACTGAAAAACAATTGGAAAATATACTTGGTGGTGCTGTTGCTAAGTATTGTGATGAAGAGGGAAACCCAATAGTGGAACTACAAGATGCCGCATTACTAGCATTAGAGCAAGGTAGTAGTTTTGTCCCATTAACATTTGAAGAGGCTATGATTCAGTCTAGGTTATTGCATAAGGAGGAAGAGGAATAATGGGAGTAGCAGGTGGGCCTAGTATACCACAAAGCGGTATGCAGTTGAATTTAGATGCCTCCAACAAGAAAAGCAATTTCGGTGGTGGCACGACATGGTTCGATGTTAGTGGAAATGATAGAGACTTCACTTGGGCAGATGAACCTACATACAACACAAGGCCAGTTGTAGGGGGATATCAACAACCGGATTCTATTGATGCGGCTAAGGCTACTGGCCCCGCGTCTAACAGTTTTGAAATAGACTCATCAAGTGGTGCTTCTTTTGTCTTCTACTGTACTAATGATTCTCTAACGGCTAAATCTGCTTTCAAATGGTACATGGGTGATGGTACGGGTACTGATGCAAGAGGATATTTTGCTCATATTCCGTGGAGTGACGGAAAAATATATTTTGACACGAACGGGTCTACATCTACTTCCAGTGGAGGTGGTAGGGTAAATACCAGTACCAATATAGGTAGTCATGTCAATTTCTTTTGGGTTCATGTTTTTACCAAATCAGCCGATGGTGCTACAATGAAAATATATCGAGATGGCGAGGAAGTGGCATCGAGAACCAATGCGGGGGCTTGCCCGACATTGAGTGACGATGGGGCAACTGTTGGTGGTGATGATGTGTATGCTTCTGGTTGGAATGCTAAAATGGGTGCTTTTCTCTGTTACAACAAGGAACTCAGTGCAGATGAGGTAAAGCAAATAACTGCCGCATTACGTGGAAGGGACGGTGCTTAGATGGCAAATAGCGATAAGGACATCCTGATTACTCCGAATGTTAGTCAGACTTCCCAACCAGAAATCAAACTGGTAGGCAAGGATAACTCTCCGATGTACCTCAAGGTGTTGGATGACAACACCCTATCCTTTGAGGGAACAGAGGGACAAGTCTTCTCAATCGGGCCTACAATGTCTACCGGGGATATATTCAGTGTTAGCGATATTTCCGGTGTGCAGAGCATGGCCGTGACTGCTGAAGGTAATATCAAGATTATTCCAACTGGAACACAACCATCTAGCAGATTGTTTCTGGGAGATTTGAGACATTGCTTCGTATACGCTAGAGGAACGGGAAATAACAATGTGGCAAATTCCCTAGTTTATCTTAATGGCAATAAGATAGTAGAAAGTGCTACTAGAGGCTTGAATCTAACAATAATTAACCAAGTCAATTTGTCTGTTGTATCTTCTACTAATTACGATACATTTGCTAATCAAACCAACAACGACAATCTCGCTACTGCCATAGGAAACATGACAGACCAACAGATAGGAATTCTAGTATCAGAGGATGCTTGGGAAACTAGCAGTACTACTAATTCTGCGAATCTAGTGGCGGCGGCTAAACTGGTTGGACTTACAAAACTAGGCAACATAGGAAATACAAACTCAGCCAATAGAAGACCCTACGCGGCTATCTTCATGGGTTCGGGAGATGATGCGAATGCCGCTAACAAATTTGTGATTGAGAGAATGTCTGATAATGATGCTGATGCTCCTATGGCTTCGGTATCTGCTGTTCTAGTATCGGATGGAACTCATGCTTCTATCATGGGTTCTAACAATGTAAATGCAATTTGGGGTGCAGATTCAAACCATGAGGAACCTGCTCTCATCGCAGACGAGGACAACAACATAGACATTCTAGGTGGTAGTGGGGCAAATGGACAGGTAAACGTCAGTAGGACAAGTGGTGCAACTGTCTTCCTACAAGCACAATCCGCAACAGGAATAGTGGGAACCTCAAGCAATCATACTCTAGCCCTTACTACAAATGGTTCTCAGAGAGTCAAGATAAACAATGTCGGGGGAATCGAAGCAGTATCAAATGCGAATGGTTGGAACCTTTGGCATAAGGTGACTTTCGGTAAATTGGATTATGGAACATCTAATGGTCAAGGTTCAGGATTGAGTACACTTACATTTGATGACAATGAGGCGGGTATAAGCACCTACACCTTACCTAGAGACATCACTATACACGCAGTTGAAATTAGAACACAGGGAGTGATTTTGAGTGGCTCAACTGCTCAAGTGCTGAGAATATTTGCAAATGGAGATGCAGGGTCAGGAACGCTAACCGACATCTCTTACAATGCTAGTCAATTCACAAGACACAATTCTGAGAATTCAAATGCAACTCAACATTCGCTAGTGGTCACAGGAGTAAACGGTTCATACGATGCAGGTGACACATTAGCATGTAGAAGAAATTCAGGTGCAGTTGACATGGGTGATTACATAGTGGATATTTGGTTTAGTATTGATAACGCTTAGGTGATAGTATGGTTGAACATGGTGAAGAAGAGCAAGAAAGAAACCCAAATGTGACAGTCCATGAAAACGTAGGGCCGGGTCATTCGGAATATGATGAAACAGAAAAGGTTGCTTTCGCATGGGACGAACTGAGAGCGAAGAGAAACTTCCGTTTGAAGAAAGTAGATGTGTATCAAGGTGTATTGCTTTACAATACTCTAACAGAAACGCAACAAACTGAGTTGGCTACATACAGACAGGCACTTCTAGACTTGCCAAGTGACTATGATGACCCACACGAAGCGATGGCAAACCTACCAACAATCCCATCTTGGCTAGATTAACTCGCAGTCCCACCATCGAAAGCGGTTCAATCTGACCTTTTTCAACGGTAAATTCAAAATGCAACCCCATTGTAAATTAGTTTTCTAAATGACCGTTTTACCCCACCCTAGAGAGAATGCTTTCTAGCCCACTTCATGGCAAGGTAGTCCAACCTGCCCAACCACGACATTAGACCGCTTGCTAGTATCACTAGATAAGGAGTGTAGAAACTCAGTGGTACTTCAATCCTGAAATTATCCAGAAGCCCCATATCCAAAATCTCAATCATTGGTCTTCACTCCTGAAATATTTGGCAATTTCCTTGAACTCATTCACTAGAAGAAACGAGGCACAGAAAAGAAAGAAACCCATCAAAATATAGACAGGCAGAAAGGGACTATACTCCAACTGTCATTTCTCCCTGTATATTTCTCCTTGATTGTAGTATATTTCGTAGTCTATATCTGTAGTAAACATCATTCTATCTGCGCCATCCAATAGTCCCAGTCCCAATCAGGATGCCTTTTCATTAGGTCGGCTAAACACATGGTGTAGTTTTAGCACTAACTTCTATTTTATTATTTCGCCAATCTTTGCAAAAAACAAAAAAATACGAATAAAAAATTTTGCGATAAAAAAAGACCAAGTGGCCGTTTTCACGACCACAAGGCTTTACATTTTCTACATTGCCAAAACAATAGTTTCTCGGATGAGCCGACTACCTTTCCCTCTATTCTACGAGGAATATTATAGTCGTTACAAGAAGGACAGAAACTACGAAGACCCACTTCTACGCCTCTCTTCTTCAATCAACTTCTCCATATATTCTTCTATGCTATCTTCGGAATACTTAGAATTACCGAAGGCGGCAAAGAACAATAGAGAAATGATGAAGACGAAGACTATCCAGCCAATCCACTCAAGTGTCGTTGCCATTACCATTTCACCTCCAGTTCCTTCATTTCCTCATTGTCAATTGAATAACCTTTGACAATTGAATTATTTTGCCCATGTTTCCACAAGTCGAATACTAGTTGACAATCCTTCAAGCAGTATTCTGCTACTTCCATGTAACCACCAGACTTCCAAACGACAGGAGCATCAGCACTATCCATTATCTTATCAAGACCTAGCGTATGTTGACATAAGTTTGAGAGACTGTATCTTTCTCCATATGCCTTACTTACGATAGCACTAGTATCAATATACGCCTTTTCATCTAGATACTCCTTGATGCAATAGATATCCATTGCATTCTTCAATACAGGTAAATCAAAAGCCGCTATGTTATGCCCAAGAAGATAACCATCATCTTTTCTAAAATCATCTAAATCAAACTTCAATTGGGAAAGAGGCTTGATATTGACGTTGCTTTTTTCTAGGCTATCCACATTCTTATCAATGTAAATATTACCTACATCCCCGTCCCAAGTACATACTGTGCTAACTTGAAACATGTGAGTGTTTCCCCACCCACCGATTTCATGAGCAAAATTCTTTGTCTCTAAGTCAATTGCCATCACATTCATTCTGAATCACCTTCAGTCCAAAGAGATGTTATCTTGTTTTTCTTGGACTTCTGTGGGTCTGGACTCTCTACGATGGTTTCCTTGGCAAGCCATGCTACTAGATGTTCACCACCATTGATGGTAATCATATCAGTCATCAACCAACCTTCTTGTCCATAGGCTTTCAACTGCTCAGTTATTATCTTAGGCCCGTCTTCTATCTTGAAAACTATGTACTTGTAATCATATATTCTTGTCATCTTCTTTTTCCTCCTTTAGTTTAACGTATACCTTCACACCTATTTTCTTCTTCTCAAATTTGTCTTCATGTCTTTGGAAGTGACGATAAATTGTTGACTCCCCTTTATTCGTGTTTTTCCTAACTTGAGCCAATAAAACAGTCTTAGCAACCCATTCATCATCTTTGGGTTTGGTATCTTGGTATGCCTGTTTAAAGTCAAGCATACCTGTCTTTGCCTCTAGTGTTTCCCTCCTAACCTTTAGTGCCGTATCTAGCCACGACACCAATGATTTATAGCATTGTCGAACAAGCGAGGAAGCCTGTCTGACATTTCTTGAAGTCACAATATATCGTTGCTTTTCATCAGTGATACCCGGTGCTTCTGCTATAGCGCACAATACGGACAGTTTAGTTAGAGTACCTAGAAGCCTAGTGATGAAGTTACCTGCAATCTCAAAGACTTCGGGTCTACTATTGGTAACGTAGTTCCTCATGCTTCTCCATTCGTTCTTCAAAGCCGCATTGAAGTCCTCGCCGTAAACTATTGTCTTCTCAGGGTCTTGTCCCACTTCTTCGTATCTCTTTCTAAGAGCATCATATATCACCAAGAAAGCATTAGCGTATTTCTTGATTGGTCTTTCAGTATCAACGATAACTCCTACTTCCTCAATCATGTCCTCATTTATCTGGTCTTGAATGTACTGTGGTACTTCCCAGATGAAGATGAGCATTCTTTGCATGACACCCTTTTCTGCAATAACCTTAGTCAAGTCCTTTGGAATATATGTTGTAGCATACACCCCCCTTCTACTATCACAAACTATTGGTTCTTCAAAATCCTTCAACTTCTTACTAATTTGGTAGTTCTTTCCCCATAAGGTGTTCATCAATGTGTTTAGGTACATGATGACATTCTCTTTGTGTTGGGACTGCTTGAATACACCAGAATACTCAAACTCATCATAAACACAAAGACCACTACCATCCAACGCTCCTTTCTTGAAAACAACCACCTTCTCTCTTCTAGGTGGACCGTTCTCCTGTTCAACCAGTTGTTCTTCTTTCTCACCAGAACCAACTAGTGCGGCATCAGTAATGTCCTTTACATCAAATATATCATAATGTACTGGTACATCGTTTACAATTATTTGCTCCTCGTATGTTGCATTAATCATTTCAAATGTCATCTTAGCAACAGGACCAAAGAAGTTGTACATCTCGGACTTTCCAGTTCCAGAAGTCTGCATCCAAAGGAAGTTTATCCTTGTATCATCCCTGCTCCTACCCCTTGCTATCTTAACCATAGGGTATGTTAGTTGACCTAGTAGTGTAAAGAACGTGAGTGCGGCAGGTACGTTATTGTACTTTGATACCTGTACTGCACTATTCACATAGTCTTCAACTACCGATGGTAATGACATCTCATCTCCATCTCTCTTCTCTTGTTCTACGGCTAGACCTTCATAGTATAGCCTGTCTTCATCTTCAATATCTATTATATTATCCATTCAAATCACTTGTTTATCCTCGGAGTTTAACACCTCATTGATTCTTGAGGCTAGAGTAGGTCCGATTCCCTCTATTTCTTGGAGTTCTTTCACACTGGCTTCTCCAATCTCCATTATTGACCCATATTTTTCTATTAGTTGTTTTGTTTTTTTCTCACTTAGTCCCTTGATTGTTGTTAGTACGTCTATTCTTAGGTCGGTTGTGCTTATTTTTTTCTTTATCAGTCTTGGTGTGTATACTTCTCTTTCGTGTGGTTGCATTTTACATACGACAGTGATTACCTTTGCCGCATTATCTATGTAGGGTGTCCAGATAATATTACAATCTGTATCTAGGATTATCTTTCCCATTGCTCCATAGAATTTATTGTGTACTAGTCTGTAATGATTCATTCTGTTACTAGGATTTACAGTCTTGGCATTGTCTAGCCATTGGGATATCGCATCTTGTGCTTTACCATACACAATTACTAGATTATTACTGAATGCTCTATCCATATTGTCTATTTGATTCCAGAGTCTCTTATTCATTACAGACATTAAGAAGTCAAATGCAGACTTTGCTTCAAAGCAAACATCATCAAAGGTGTAGTCTCCTATCTCTAACCATACTTGTTCATAAGGTATGTTGAGTTTCTTTGCTTCTTCCATCACTAGTTTTGCCAACGGCGATTTTTCTCTACTGTCAATGTATAGTTTATTCATTCGTGATACCTCCAACATTTTCCTACGCAATATCCTTGAGGGATTAGGGAGTTCTTGCAACCGGGTGCATTGTATCCCTTACTGACTATCCAAGCCACGTTCTTTCTTGTGACTTCCGCATCCCAATCCAACCATATCTCATCTCTTGATGCTATGTACTCTAGTTCATTCATTATCGTAGCAACTATTTCTGCTTGTTTGTCCTGTTCAACATTCCTGTTACCCAATGATAGGATATCCCTATACCATTGCACAAGGTACACTCTTGCCATATGGCTTGGGTTCTCTACTGTAATGGCGTTTTGTAAGCAAGGTAGTATTGGTATTCTACCGATTGCTTCTGGTACTTCTATCAGAGTCTCTGACATTGATACAGGTTTGACCTCCGGCCATTGTATTAGTGTTTCACCAAAAGTAACCTTTCTGCCATCTCTCCAGAACAAACTTATTTTCCACTCTTCGGGCACTACCCCTTGACAATATAGACCTTCATCTGTGCTAAGATTTACCGTATTAGGAATTCTACGAAGTCTATTGGTCTGTATTCCTGTTCTGTCTAACGTAGGATAATCCTTAGCCAACTCGGTATAATACTCTTGAATGCATCTGATATCATCAGCCACTTCACCGTATGCTATAATATGAAATCCTTTTCCCGAAAAGATGGTGTCGTGTTTGATATTTTGCTCAACAAAAAACTTGTGAACGCTTACGAAGTCCTTACCTGCATTCTCCAAAGGCTCACCGTGAGCATCGAAATCAAGAAACATCTTGTCCAAGATAACAGAAGAATCCACCTTTGCATTGTCCGTAAAATCAGCGAAGTCATAGACTGTGGTATAGCAATTCATTATACCGTTGTAGGAATTAACCCACTCAGTAAACTCTTCTCTACTCTTCACTATCTGTCTTTTCATCTGAGGAGCGTTCTTCAAGTGACTGCCCGCCCATACTTCCCTCGGAAACTTCATTCTTATTACCTCCATTGAAATTTACATTTGCATTCATTAATTCTATTGTCACTACTTCAATCACTCTCGCAGTTAGTTCGTCTTTGACTAAACCTTGAAACAATACTCCGAATGGCATTGGTATCATTTCATTATCCAACGTATTGTAAGACATTGCATGAGTCGTTTCACTCTTCCAAATCATATCCAACTTGTCTTTAGCAGATATTTTATCATAAAGATTCTCTACCATTTCCATCACTACCGCGTTCATATCTTGCAAGTCTGCAAATGTCCATTGTCTTCCTTTCAACATTTCTCTTACTTTTTCTTCTATTATCATAACCAACTCTCCGGTCCTGTCGTAGCATCACAGATGTTAAAATAACTACATGTAGCGCAAGTCTTTGCAAAGAACTTTGTTGGAAATAAACCAACCCTGTACGCTTCGACTAGTTTTGCAAGGTTCTTCATCAACGATGTCTCCGTTCTTTTCTTCACAGGTTCCACCGTTACATAATGAGAAGCCGGATAGTACCAACCCCAATGACTCATTTCCATTCCCGGTACTAATCCCTTCTCAATCTTTAGTTCATCTGGAGCATTATCCAACAATAGTTTGTAGAAGGCCATTTCTTGTCTCATCATAGTAGACTTGTAGTCCTTCCACAATCCAGTCTTTAGTTCCATAGGAATGTATGCGCCGTTTTCAACGAACAGCCTATCAATGATTCCCTGTAAGTGGACTGGCACACCGTCTATTTCTATCTCAGCATCAAGCAGTACCTCATTTCCCGGAGGTAGGAAACTATCCAGTGTCTCATCTTTCTTCGATTCCAAGAAACGATTTGCCTCAAACACGGACATGGTTTCATACAAATCATGGTACTCGTCTATTGGGTGGAGACTAATACAATAGTCAACTAATTCAGAGTGAGAAAGACCCTCTGCTTTCTTAATGTCAAACTCATTGAAGAAGTCCTCTCTAGCATTGTGAACAATGGTTCCCTTACGCATTGCTTCTGTTTGGTCTTGAGGCAATCTCTCAATGTAATTGAATTGGTACTTCTTAGGACACCAATCAAATGTTCCCTTGGAAGATTTTGTTATCTTCAATATTGGTTTGTTTTCATCATTAACCCACTCTGGGTTCCAATCATATGTGTATTCTCTCATTCATATCCACTCCATTATTGTTCTCTGTCTTGTATCTATTCCTATTTCATTTGTGTCCCAACCCATTGCAGTAAAGATTGGTTCTGCTTTCTTCTTCACCGTGTCAGCGTAGAACTTCCAATCTATCTTGTGTCTACCCATGTGTTCAATATCATACAGACTCTCACTGGATATGTAGGATGTCTGCTTCATATCCTTAGTGATAGGGTGTATGTATCTGCTAAACAATGCACCATTGACTCTAATGTAGAAGAATGAATCCATAATTAGATTGTTATTGAACGTCTTACTACCATCGTACCCAGTTACACCATCGTTCTGATTGACTTGTTTTAGATAATTTTGATGAATTACTCCCTCTATTCCTTCTCTTATTGAGACTCTCTTTCCTGTTAGAGTCTTTAGGTTAGGACTCTCACAACAACCGAACGAAGAGGTAGTTACAAGAAAGTTAACCTTTCTCTTACAGTTAGTGCATTTACATTCAAATCTCTCATCTTTGAATCTGCTTCTCTTGACTAGAGATTTGACTTCTATGTCATCAGAACCTGAGAGAACTTTAGTAAAGAGTTCATTCAGATACTCCACTATCTCTTCCTTCTCACAGTTTGCAACCCACATGTTTAGAACCTTTATCTGGACATCCTTTGCTAATTGCGTTTCTGAGATTCTCTTCGCAGTAAAACCAGTCATAACAAATTCATCTTCTTCTAGGAACTCTCCGTCTTTCCATGAAACTAATCCAGCGTTTCTATTCTTAGTAGAACCTACTCCCAGACTTTTGAAGTACTTCTCAAACTCAAGTTGAACGGGATGTTCATCCAATTCAAACACATTGGGAAATAACTTTTGTACCTCTGAGTTAATCTTCTCACATACTTCCTGAGCATGCTCAACAGAATCTACTGTGCAATAGATTGAATCTGTGTGTCCGTATACTACTTTCATTCTACCTTCTCCCAATGTTTTACGTACTTGCTGTTGAACCTCAACGTCCCACCTATGCTGTCTTGGTATTCTACCACATATACTGGAAGATACCAGTCATGTTCTACATCTATTACGATTGCTCTTTTGTTTGTATTTCTATTAACTATTATATCATTTACTTTGAAAATTGTCATTCTTCCTCATCTCCTAATTGTTTTCTTATTTGTTTTACATTTACTCTACCTTGATTCAGCCTGTGCATCATAGACCAATACATATCAGAGTTCATTCTTCTTTCTCCATGTAAGCATCATGGTCTTTAGGTAACTTGTGTTGTCTCCTTTCCATCATGTTCTTGAGATAGGTTTGGATATTGTACGCTCCCTTTCTGAATCTCTTCTCCGCAATCTTGTCACCTTCTGGAACCATCTCAGCCATTAGTCCATCTAACCATGCTCTATGTCCAACCCATTGTAATATTTCATATTCTACGTGTGCTACACTTCTTGCTCTTCTTGTCATTCTTCCTCACTTCCGTATATACCCAGACCCTTTCTGATTCCCCATTCTTTCAAGTCATCTTTAGTCCAAGGCGTTCTCATCTTGATGACATCTCCTACTAATTGGTCTATACATTTAGGACAAACAGAACCATGAGTTGTACTTTGTAGTGTAATTACACCCTTCTCATCATTACCTCCTTCTCTAAGACATACTACACATTTCATTTTCTATTCCTCTTTTCCATATTCCTATGGTATCTTTCCCATGTCATCCCTTCATCAAATGTAATCCAATTCCATATTCTTCTTAGAATCTTCATTCTTCTTCCACCTGCTTCTCGATGCACTCACGACACCATCTGTTTCCCATCATGATATACTTATCACAAGTCTCGCACTTTACTGTGACAATACCATTCACTCAGTCCATCTCCTTTGCTAATCTAGCGGCTTCTCTTATTGCTTCTCTAGCACTAGCAGTAATACTTTCTGCTAGTCTGACATCAGCCCAACCAAATCCCTGATACGCAATGATACCATAGAAGGATGCCATCAATCTCTTAACAGCAAGTTGGTTGTTGTTCCACTTGACATACTCATGTGGATACTTCTTCATATTCTCTTTGTACTTCTGTCTAAGTGTTTTCAACTCTAGAACGGAGCGTGGTAGCAAACCGAGTTTGTCTGTCTTGAAGTATCTCATATACTTCTCTACAACTGGAGAGAAATCCTTTGGTGTCTTTATATTGACTGCAAGTTCAGTAGGTTCCTTAGATATGGTTTCCCAAGAAATGTTCCTAGAGATTATCATCGAGGGATATAGACCTGCGAAATCGAATGCGGCTACATTGTGATGCAGTCCGTTTGTTCCTTCGCTCAATGGGTCATATACCATTGCTCCATCATAATCTGCCCTTTCTCCTTTCTTTCCCGTTGGTGCTTTCCAATGTGCATGTCGCATGAAGTATATACTACCCATGTTACTGGCATAAAAGCAAGCATCGAATGGTGCTTTCAATAGTCTTTGTAGAGCCAAAACTGATTCTGATGTATGGTTGGAATTATCTATTCTAACTAGAAGTTCTACATCCACTCTAGCATACTCAAGATATGTCTCCGTATCTTCTAACCACCCTCTCTTGAAGAACTCATTCTTATCTGGAAACTTATCACTGACTAACTTCTTGGCTCCTAGTACAGTTTCTGCTACATAGTCCAAAGCCATAGAGGGTAACGTTCCTTTCTGTGCATCATTCCATTGTCGTTCAAATGCCAAGTCCAATGGAAAACAGATTCTACCTTTGACTGGTTGGTATATAGGACTCCAGTTCTCTATTCTCTTACTGTATGTCGGTGTTTTCTCCTTCCAACCTATACCGTCTATCTCCTGAAATGGAGATAGAAAGCGCGGGTCTATCTTATGGTGAACTAATCGTTGCAATAGTTTTGGCATATCGAACTTCCAACCGAACCAAGATAACAACATGTCCGGGTCTTTGTCCATAACATATTTCAGGAACTCTTCCAACATACCCTGTTCATTCTCAAAGAACTTGTGGTCATTGTTCGCCTCATCTAGACCGCTAATTGCTATGAACTCCGCCTCATCTGGAAACCAACCGAATGTGGTATACTGTTTGTCAAAACTATCGTATGCCACGATACATGTGATTGCATCATCGTAGTCTCCGCCTTGCATCCATTCCATATCCCAATACATCTTACGCATTTCATACTGCGGCATATCTTGAATCTCATCAACAGCGTAGCGATAGTGGAAAGGAACATCGCCTTCATAGGTATTGAAACCATAACTAGTCATTCTTTCAGCAATCTTTCTTGTGTATTCGGGTCTACTTGGTTTCCAAGTGACCTTCATTAGATTATCTCCATCTAATGATACAGCATCCGTTTTCTCAAACTTAATTTTAAGATTTACACTCCCGAAATTATCTTTGACATACATCTTGGAGTATCTCTCAAAGTCAACCGAATCCCAGTCACTGGGAGTTGTTTCAGCCTTAGCCCAACTATTCTTTTTTGCGATGGTCATACCAATATAGAAGTACGGTTGAAACTCATTAAACGAAATGTACTCTCTTTCTAACTTACCATTCTTTCTATATGATATTCCTAATCCCTTGTCTATCTTACTTATTATCATCCTATCCCTCTATGAAAGGTGCTTTAACTAGTAACTCATTGTCGTTATAGAATACGATTGGTGCATCATCTCTCATACACACATTCAACGCTACTGCGGGGTTGAAGAAATCAAGAAATGGACCACTAAATTCTACGATAGCAGACTCACCTTCTGACTCCACGATTCCTACACTAGCAGAGAAACCTTCTGTTGCTGACTTGCTTGTTGATATTACAAGATTCTCTCTTGAAGAATCATAGTCAAACTTGTATCGGCCAATGTCAATTATCTTACAACCCTTAACTACAGGCTCTACTAACAACGGTAGAATCTGTAGTTTAGTTGTTAGTTCTGTCTTTCCTACTACCATCTTGTCTGAGATAGACATATTCTGTATTTGATTGATGGCGGCAGGTAATGGGTGATTCATCATCAATGGCATCTTGGCTAAACCACTAGGTCCACCTATCTCTAGATAATCCCCTGCTTCGATATCTAGCAAAGTATCCTTACTAAATCCATTTAGGTTCGCAACTAGTTTGTCAATCTCAACCACAATATCTCCCGGTTTGTTTACTATTACTGTCTTGTCATGTGACTCAATATCTATCCTACACATAGCAAAATGGTTGGCGTTGCATAGGCGCACCCCGTTAGAGGATGCACCTATTGCAACATGGTTTCCCATAGACTCATTTCTAGTTGAGCCGCCTGAATAGTATTTGCCCTTTACTTTCACTTTCTTCAACGCTTCTATCAATTTCGTGTTTATTATTTGTATATTCATTTTCATCACGTTTTTCCTTTGTTCTACTTTAGTTCTCCAGTCTTCAATTCTGGTATGCCAAACCATTCATTGTCATCTAGAGTTTCCTCGCCGGAGTAGTTCTTTACCCTGAACACTACCCATTCCTTTCCGACAAGGGAAGGACTAGTCTTGCAAGCCTTTAGTCGTGCAACAAACTCAGTGTAGTTTCCCTTCTTTAGTTCATGTATCTCAATCATCTGATACATGTGTTGTGGTACTGTCTTATACCAATCTGGTTCAAAACCTATGGGTACTGGTACTGCTATTCCCTCATAGATTGGTTTCATGTGTGTCACGAAATACACATCACATTGTAGTGAGTAGAACGGATTCACTACCCTGTCATGTACTTGGTTTCGTATTCTCCAATCCAGAGTTGACGGAGGTTTCATGCTATCTGTATCCATGATAACCTGTCCTTTCTTTCTAGCACCTTTTACTAGATGTTCTCTGAACACATCAGAAGATGCATCTCTAACCTTGTCTACACCATCTAGCACAACAGCCTTGACGATACCCTCAGAAATCATCTCCCTTGTTTCCTCCATCCATGCATTGCAATTCAAGAACGCCTCTTCCCAATCAATAGTACCGTCTACACGATAGCAATCTTCTTGTGGAACATAGATTTCTATGTTGGGGTCTTTCTCCCATGCTGTATGCCATGTTGGTGTTGAACCGTCATCCAAGTCCAAGACACGAACTTTCATTCCCTTCTTGATTTCCTCTTCGGTTCTACAGTCCATAGCAACCCCAGATTTACCAGTCTTTGGGTTTCCTGCAATGGAACATCTAAGGAACGCTCTATCTTGTGCTAATCTGTTTGCTACCTGTTCTCTTATTTTCTGTCTTCTCTCTTCATAAGACATCTTAGGTAGTGCATCTGTATTCTCTTCATTCTTACTTGCCCAACTCATACTTCCTCACCATAGTACACTTCATCATTACCACACGTTTTCAATAGCCTGTTCAATTCATCATGGTTAACTTTCAACCTAACTTCTTTACCAGACATGGTGTGTAGTTTTGCCCAATACTCACCAGTCTCAATGTTCTTCTTCCAAGTTACAAAATCCACATGCGTAGATGGGATTGAGTAACTGCCCCCATGTATGACAGCGTGTTTGTATCCGCTACCAACAGAAACTCGGAAGGTAGAGTAATATCCCTTACCTTCACTCATCCAATCACACCCAGTTTGCGTTATCCTCAACAGGTGCTTCTCCCGTAGGAGGGCCACCCCTCTTGTCCAGAACACATAGTCCAGTAACATTGATTGAAACTGGTCTTAGGTTTCCTGATTCATCAGTGCCTTGTGATGTTCTTCCCACTACGATTACATTGCTTCCTATACCGAAATCAATCTCGATGTTCTCAGGAACCCAACAAGTGGTTATTCCACCATCATCTACGAAGTCAGCATTCAGGTCACTGAGATTCAGTATTCTGTTTCCATTCTTCGTAGCCTTCATGTTGATGCTAGTAGCAGTACCGTCAGTGAATACAAACCTATCATTGTACGTCTTATCATTCACCTTCTGATGGTATCTTTCTAGGTCAACCAAAGGACTGTAGTTATCCTCAGACCTACCCATTATCTCATCCTGTACAGATAGAGCAGACACATCTACCTTCTTCTCATCGTCATCAGACAAATCCTCATTGTATGCGAGTGACATCATAGTCTTATCAGTAGCACCGTGAATCCTTGTAGCATCAGTTGAGTTTAGTATGCATGTAAAATGCACGTACTCAAAGGTCTTAGGAGTGAAGTTCACTACATGCTCACCCTTGTAGTTGAAGAAGTACTTACCTAGTACTCCATCTACCTCTCCAATGAACACACCACTTCTTCTAAACTCGGATGCAGGTAAGGGCTTACCGAAGTTTGGGTTCGGTCTTGGTCCATAGTTTTCAGTAGTATCTACTGGAACTAGGAACTGCCCATTGTCCAACTCTACATTGTTAGAAGGTAGTGCCTCGATTACACCCACTAGTTCAGTCATCCCATCAGACTCCGATGTCTTACCCATTCTTCTCATCTCAAAACCATCTGCATGATTAGAGATTATAGCAACCTTACCGAGATTGTAAGTAGTCTCTGAGTCTCTCTTGTACTCATTGACAATCCTCTCTCTTTGGATAGCCATCATATCCCTAGCATCATCTAGAGATATGAAGAAACCAAAGGCATTCTTGAACAGTGAGTTACCAGAAGAGGAAGAACCCTCGTTGTCACTCTTCTGTACAACCCTAACACTTGCATACCATTGCCTAAACAATCCTCTTGCAAGCAGTTGTTCCTTTGGTAACTCCAGTCCATTAGTGTCAACTATCTCGTTCCACTTCTTTTCTATGTCACCCATATCCATACTCAGCAATTCTGCCGCTTTTTCCAACTCATTCATTATTTCTTTATCCATTTTTTTCACCTATTTTTTTTTCTTTTTTGTTTGTAAGATTTCCAATACGGCTTCTGCACTTATGACAACACCTGCCAAAATCCAGAACCAATCGGAATCTAATGTCAATACCCCTGCTAGTTTCAACAGGGGGAGTGCGATTAGGAGTAATCCTCCTGCGAGTATTATCTCGTATCGCAATAGTAGATGCTTGAAGTCTTCTGCATCTATCTTTCCATCATCGTTTAAATCCAATATCTTTCTTACCATTCTTATCACCATTCATATTAAGGCCACCTTCTATCCATTGATTTGTAAATCAGTCTCCATATTACTAGTATGAATAAAAGAGATAGCCCATCCATCAGACCATCTGCCCTATCATCCAAGAAGCCAGTACTTTGGGAGTCATGTTATTGCTTCTCCACTCTGCTTCCCCGACTACCCTGAGTAGTTTGAATTTTTGGGCGTACTCTAAGTCACAATTAATTATGACATCGTGAAGATGCACACAGATTTCCTTCATCTCGACTGACTGATAGATTAGTTTGTGAACCTCCTTGAGCGCATTTTCATGATTATTCTTATGGACCAATTGTAATATTTCCTCATATGGTTCTTGCAATTTTCTGGTTTGGGATGCCAGTCCTTTTCCGCTTGCCATAGCCGCTTGTAGTTCCGTAATCCCTCTACGTAAGTCACCATGTAACCCTTCTATAAACAACTCCATTTCCTCATCTGAGAACGAAGATAGCCCATCAGAAAACTTGGAAGTGATTTCTTGCTCATTTTGAAGCACCTTGTCAAGCGTTAACCTAATCTCATCATTGTTTAATCTCTTGAACCTATAGTTTGCACAGCGTGATATAAGAGGATGGATAATCTTGTATCTATCATTACATGTAATGATGAATCTACAATTCTCATGATACCTCTCCATAGTTCTCTTCAATGCATTCTGTGCATCCTTAGTCATACCATCCATTTCATCTAGTAGTATTATCTTGTAAGGAGCATCACCTAGTACTCTAGTGGATGATATTTCTTTAACTACAGTCCGTATTGTCTCTAGTTTCCTATCATCTGATGCATTAACCTCAAAGAAATTACCTTCTAAACTATCACCTAAGATGTGTTTTGCAACTATCAGTGCGGCAGTAGTCTTACCCGTTCCTGCTTTTCCATACAATAGCAGGTTTGGCATTTCCTTACTTTCTATCCAATGCTCCGCATCAACGACAAAGTTACTCTGTCCTCTCAATTCATTCAGTCTTGTTGGCCTATATTTTTCTGTCCATAACATATTCTCATTCCTCTTCATTTTTATTTTCATCATTCATCATACGAACAACCTTGTTGTTTACTTGCATTATCATTGATTCAAGTTTTGAGGTGTCCGAAAACTTCCCTTCTTCTATCATTCTCTCTATGACCTTCGTGATTCTTGCTTCTAAGAGAGAACCATCCTCTAGATAATTCCGTACCTTATCCATTCTTCTGTTCAGGTTGCTTACCTTTTGTGCGAGCCTTTCTTCCTTTGCCATCTCTTTTATTACCCATTCTCGCATCTTAGCATCATTACCTGTCTGAGCATGAACGTTTGTTGACTTCACTAGTCCTGCCTCCGTTGTTCTCCTGTGTTCTTCACAGTACTTACCACGACTGCCTCCACGTATTCCGCCTCTATGGGAGAAAGTGCGATTACACCTAAACCCATCATCCATTATAAATTCACATTTTCTTCTATTGTTTATCTTCATCTATTTCACCTTTATATTTCCATATTGTTCTACCAAGATATGCAAAGTCTAGATGACTCTGCAATAAATTGCCTAGTTGTTGTTTCGTTAATGGCACAAACCTATGTGGTCTGCCTTGCTTGTTTTTGTATGAGTTCATGAAATCCAATAGTTCCCTGAACTCAAATTCTTTGTCTTTAGCAATGGTTTTGCCAAACTCTTCCATCGCTATAATTCTGTACTTGTGTATTAGTGGTCCTGCCATTATGAAAACCACCTATCTAAAGTCATATTCACAGGTTTTCTTGCGTATCGCTTTAACCTACGCTTCTCACCTAAACCCAGTAGTCTGCATTCCTCATTGTTACACTTACTCTTAAAATTCTTCTTGACGTTATCATCCTCAATCAAATTCCTGAATAAGTAAGCATCTCTAGGTTTCAATCCCAATCTTCTTAGAAGTCTAGGAATCTTAGAGTAAGAACCTCTCTTTGGCATCTCCATCTTTCTATGTACCTTACCATCATGAGAATATGCCAACAACTCGTAGAAGTAATCACTACTCCATCTTCTCTTAACATTCAAGTCAACGAAAGTTAGTTTGTTTGGATGTACATTGCTACTCAGCCATGTCATCAGTTGTATATCTGGAGGTCTGTTTAACTTCAGAACTTGAGCCACTTTATCCCTGTTGCTAGATAGGAGATAACTTCTAACTAATGGAAATATATCCTGTTCGTATGCATCCCTATCATCTGAGTTAGGTGCTATTTCTTCTATGTGTTTATCCACTACCTTAGTATAAGCAGTCTTGACTTGACATAGGTTGAAGATTGCCTTCGGTACGCTTTTCTTGTTGGAAGAAAGCAATACGACCTGACCCCTATATTCTAGCATAGTTCTCTTGATTAGGTCGGTCTTGGGTTTGAAGTCTACCTCTTCTATTATGATACCTATTTCCTCCGGTATCGAATAGTTATCCTCTATGTCATACTCATTGGCATAGAGGATAAGCGGCGAATCAGATACGAAGGTCATAGCCTTCGTCATCTTTGCATCTCTATCTTTTCCTATTACTATTATTGTTCTATCATTATTCACATTCACTATTGACATTTTCGTAATCCATCTCCATTACATCTACATATTCTGTGTTGCATGCGGGACATTCCACATACATCATATACCATTTTAATCCATCTTCCTCTTTTACTCCGGCATTGAAACCGAAATCTCGATTGCCACATTCCCGACACCCTGCTAGTATTCTTTGGTGTACGTAGAATTCCATCTTCTCTGATTCAGCCATTTTCTCTGGAGGAACCTTGTTGAACGTTATGTTCAAATTGCACACATCACAGATTTGTCCGTGAAGTGAGACATTATGCATATTGCATCTAACACACTTAATTTCCGCCATTCCAACTCTCCTTTATCTCCACTATCCTATCAAAACCATCGGTAGTGTAGTGTTCTTTGTTTTCGATATAACCAATAACCCTTTCAAATTCTAGCCATTGACCTAGTATCTCTTCTGGAAGTTTGCGATACAAGTTAGTGTGACCTACTATAAGAGTGGTCAACATTCTCAGGTTTCTGACCTTAGTTACTTTCAGTATAGGTTTAGGGTAACTCTTGCTTTCCTTTGGAATCAACTTACTTTCTATGTTCTGTTGATATAGAGTTCGTTGAATTGCTTGTAGTGTTGGTTCATCTGCTCTTATTGAGGATGAGAGTAGAATCTTGTACCCGAACTTAGTTTGGTCACTTCTGACAATGGTGATTGTGTTGCGACAAGACGCAAACAATATGCCAATCAAACAGTCCAAGGGTATCAATTTATCATTACTCCTGACTATGGTACGTCATATAATCATATTGATGATTGAATCATTTCAATCGTATCTACCTCACTAGCGGCTTTATCATCTCTAATTCTCATCAGTCTTGGGAACCTCAAACCCACAGAGCCATCTTGGTTTGTCGTGACTGCATCGCAAGTTACCTGCAATACTACTCTGGGTAAGAAGTGGTATACTGGATTGGTGTAAGCGGCTACAATTTTCTTCAAGGTTACAGTCAATGACATCAATTGCTTCTCAGAAAAGCCAGTGCCAACTGAACCAACGGGAACATATCCACCGTTACCATCACTACATGAGATACCATAAGTCCCGAAGACATGCGCTCTCTTACCATCACCATATTCAGCACTGGTTACTACAACATCGAACTCAAACCTCGGTGGTTTGTGTTTCAATAAATTTGAACTACGCTTACCCATATCATAAGGTGCATCTAGATTCTTAATCATGATACCTTCAAATCCCTTAGCAATAGCAATGTTGTATCCGGCATCAAGCGAATCTAATGATGTTGCTATGTAGGATTCAGGAACACATTCTGGTAAATCATCTAGTCTTTGTCTGTATGGTTGGTCAATTATCGTGTTTCCATTGCACATCAACATATCAAACACCACTAACCGAACAGGGCATTCTCTTATTGCTTCCTCTATGTTATTGGAGTGAACCCTCTTACCCATTCTTTGGTGTTCAACTGGATTGCCCTCTTCATCTACAGGATATATTTCACAATCTAGTATGGTTTTGGAAAGTAGTTTCCCCATACTACCGTCTTCGTCTACGAACCCTCCCCACCATGTGTCCATGATATCAAGCACATCTTGGAACCTAGCGTTCTCAATAATTTTTCTTGCTCTATTGAAAATGATATAGTCTCCTTCCCCGATACAATGAATTAGATATCTGTTACCATCATACTTGATATCAAAGTGCATGTTATGGAACGGAATAGAACCGTTATACTTCTTAGCCAACATAGGCTTGATTGGACTACCAATAGTTAGACCTTCTGGTGGTTCTCTCTTATCCTCCAATGCCTCTACAATCTTATGCAGTTCATTGAACTTAGACCAATTGGCTATCCTATCCTCAAAGTAGTGGTTCTGCAATGCCTTCTTCAAAACACCATTGGAACCTTTACCCAATCCGTTTCTAGGTGTTCTCAACCAATATCTAACGAACCATTTCAACTCAAGTCCTGACATGGTTCTCAATGCCTCTGAGATGATACGGTATGAATCGCCCTGCATGTTAGAGCAATCTAGATTCAACAACCTATGAAACTCATTTATGGTCATACCACAATCGGTATCTACAAAGGAACTGTAGTACATTGCCTGTCCCAAGTCTCCCCACTTTCTCTTAGTGGATGATATATCAGAAGCAACAACATCGAATGCTGATGCTAACCACTTGGTGGCTTTCACTTGTGCGATATTGTTCTGAGGTAACTCCAATGCTAGAATCTGCACTACTAGTTTCTTCTCATTCTTTTTGAAAGCAGACAATCCCTGATTAACAGTGAACTGTTTCACAGACGGTGATTGTTCCTCAAGAGTCTCACACATCCTAGCAAACGTGGTCAATGTCATTCTTCTTTGCCTCCTTCCATGTTGACTATAGCGAGTAGAACATGACCATCAGTCACCTTTCTATCATCACTTTCCTTGAAAACTTTAGCAGTTTCCTTACAAACTAAAGTAAGCATACCATCTGCATATTTTCTTAGTGCCTCATACGCACTATCGTTTACAAAAGTTCCAACATCTAATTCATTCTTCAATTTCTTTTTCATTTCTCTTATACTTATTGACATTTTCAATTCTCTCCAATGCTTGGATTAGTGTCTCCAATTCTTGATGGTTAACTCTTATTCCTTTCTTCGTTGGTAGACCATCATTATACCATCGAATATCTATTATTGGAATGTTCCAATACTCACCCGTCTTAATTTGTATTTCCTGTGTAGCACTACGGGTTATTCTTGCTACAAGTTTTTCGTCTTTCATCCTATCATCCCCTTCTTGAAGTCCTTTATCTCTGAATATGATTTGAAATATCGTGGTGATTCAAGTTCGTCCACTCTATTTGCAACCCAAATCACACCACCTAGACTACTTACTTTAGTCAATTCATAAGTGCCATAATTCACATCAAACATCTCTACAGTCTCCACTTCAGGAACCAATCCAAAGTGCTTTGACAGTTCAAACGCTACCTCATTCATGTGTTCAGCAACGTATCTAACTATCAAATGCCTTTGGATTGGAACCTTTGCATCTACCGTGACCTCAATCTTACCCTTCATCTGACATACGTGACACTTGTTTCCCTCACATATGGGACATGGTATCTTCGCAGGTAATGGTGCAGGGAAGTTGACAGTCACGGCTTGTTTCATTCACTCATCTCCAATTATTTTTTGATATAGAGCATCTATCTCTTCTGAATTTTTAATTCCCAATATGTGTTCAACAAGTGCATATCTTTTGATAGATGCAGAAGACTTCCATTTTGATGTTTTCTTGCGTTCTTCATCACGGCTAGTCCACCCTCCGAGATATCCAGTACCGGGACCACTCATAGTTCCCACAACCTGTATACAACTGTGCAATTGTAATCATAGCCTTTCAGTTCAATCAGATTCAATGTAACTTCTCCCATAGCAGGTGCATGTCCCTGTTGGAAAGATACATTGTTCACCGAGAAGAACGGCTTCATGTCAACAGTCAAGTTGACTGTCTCGTTGTACAGTATCGCACTAGCAGAAAATATCTCTACCAACTTGCCATTGTTACCGAATGTGATAACTGGCATCGTACTGTTATTGGTATCCTCGTATGTGAAGTTGTGATACTCCGTAGTCCAGATTGGGTCATTGCCCTCAACTGGTGGGTCGGGTATCATCTCAGCACAACCTGCTAGTGCAGGACTGATTAGCAATAGAACTAGCAACTCTCTCTTCATGATAGTGACTCTCCTATATCTGAACGTAGTTGCCTTTCCTTCTCCTTACGCTGTAAGGATTCTCTCTTGTATTCCATCAGTTCTTCAATCGTCTTTTGCATCTCATCTATTTGGTCTTGCATCTTCTGCTCGTTGCTACGCTTGTCAAGATACACATCGCATAGTGCGACTATGCTACTTGCAGATTTGTTGCTACCGGGTAGTGATGATTTTGTCCATTGCTTGGCAATCCTTCGTATCTCCGCGAACTGCTCCAACATACGCTTCTCGCACTTCTCAAGATGTGCAATCATAGCATCCTTGTCACCGCTCATTCCTACTAGGAATCTACTCATCCTTTTCCAACTCCTTTATTCTAAGTTCCAATTCATCTATCTGAGCCAGTAGTTCGTTGACTTTCTCACCTATGTGTTCCTGTACCCATTCATAAGTCACTCCATCATCAACTGCTGACATGTTTTTTTCTATCTCAGACATCTTGTCGTTTATCTCAGTGAAGGATAACTGTAGGAACTTCTCAACATCCTTGAAGTTGTTGAAGTGTTCCATAGGATTAGGCCAAAGAGTCATCCCCATACCTCCTTGTTGTGTTTCCTCATGTCTAGGATATACTTAGAGCAAGTAGGACAGAAGTTCTGAAACACACCCAATGTCTTGAGTTTATGCCAACCCTTATCCTCTAAGGTTCTCGCTATCTCTCTACCATTCTGTTGATAGGACTGCCCTAGTTTTAGAGCAATTGTGATTTTTCTCTCACATAGCACCCTTGGTGAGTCCTTGTTTCTTCCCACAGACTTTACCATCTTAGGGTATCCGGGGCATTCGCAGGTCAATTGTTGTTTAAATTGTCTTATTTTTTCTTTCATAATTCTATTCCCTCCTTTGTCTGCTCGACAGGAGTATTGTACATTTCTCGTTCTGGTCTTGGTGTGTTTTTATTCTCGTACCTTTTTCTTTGTTCAGTAATTGATTCTGGGAATTCCAGTGTACCGAACTTAACTTGCTTAACGATACGACTCTTGATGTTGTACGCCCAATATTCGTTGTCACCTAATACAATAGCGGATTGCATTACAGGTTCAAAAGCCTTGATTGTCCTCCAATCTGTGCCACTGAAAAAGGCACTACCAGATGGGTGTGTGTGAATCCATGACTTAATGGGCAGTTTCAACCCAACTGGTGCATCCTTGAAGTCCACGAAACTAGGTGTTCCTACACTGATGAACAACCTGTCATTTGCTCCTACCACCACTTGTATCTCCCTTGGTTTCTCAAATGCCTGTGTTGACATATGCCATATCTCAGATAGGAATGTATTCTCAACATAGGTATCCGGGTTGTAGAAATTAGGTGTTATTCCCATTTTCAGTATTGACTCCCAAACTCTCCTAATCCTATCTTCCCATTCTGGTATCTTAGGATGGGCAATCGCATATGCCTCATCTACTAAGAATTCATCATAGGCATCATCTATTCTCTTTTCATCTCTTTCTGCATTTTCAATTTGTTTATCACTCATTCTTCCCATTTTATTGTCCTCCCATTTGTATCATCATTACGTCTTGATTATTCTCAAACTCATGGAACGCCTGATGACCCGCAATGAATCCTCCTGCGTGTCTCTTAGTTCCTATGAATTCCTCACCACATACTGGACAGTATACTTTCACTATTTCTGCTCGCTTGTACAATCCATCTTGGCAAAGCAAGTCAATTATCTCATTGACATCTTCCTCACCTAACTGTTGGTCTTCTCTTATCTCGTCTTCACTCATCAAAATCACCCATCAGTGCCTTTCTCAGTTGTAGTTCCCTGTAGTCTTTTGTTGCTCTTTCCATTTGCCATTCGGCGTACTTCTCTCTCCATTTCGTATCGAAGATATAGTCATGAGCAGTAATAAACAACTCCATTCTTTTAACTCTATTAAGAGAACCCACTAAACATCTCACTACAGAATGTCTGTCTGCTAGATATCCCGCAAACGGTTCATCACTAGATAATTGTCTAGCAATATATTCTGGACTCCAGAAATGTGCGTACTTTAGCAGTTGAGCCTCAGTCATATCTGGATATGTTCTCTCAAAGTGTTCAGCCTCTATGTCTCCTAACTTATCCATTAGCACTTCGTCTTGAGTAATCAAATCCATTACATCCAATGGAGGAAAAACTTTCTCAAAGAGAGAATCCCAATCTGTCTCTCCGCATATGGAACAGTTCTGCCAACCATCTCTGAAATCTCCGTTCTCATCACAATCAGTGTTCATACTTCCTCTTCCTAATTTGCATTTCATATATTCATCACCATCTTATCAATAACATCATCGTTGTCGTTGAACCACTTCTGAATCCATTGTGTTGCCGCACCTGCTATTGCTATGTGCATGGCATCAATTCCTTCTGCTTCTCCTTCCCAATCTGTACCTTGACAAGAGAAGGAACCATCCGGTCCTTCAAGCATCGAATCCATTAGAGTCGGGTCTGTCTTGTAGGATATCAATGCCGCATTTCGCCCCTGTGAGCGCAAATCTAGCCACTTGTTTTCTATATCCTCACCATGACCCTCCTTGTACAACAAACGCCTTACTGCAAGGTTATCCGCACAACAAACAACTAGGTCATAATTTGCCAGTTGTTCCTTCACTAATACGAAGTATGGTTCTCCTGTAACATTGGACGACTTTCTAACAATCGCATCCACTTTCTTATCACCTACATCAATCAGACCGTAGTTCTGATACGTCAGGTTCTTGTTTTCCACAAGGTCATCATCATAGATTGTAATATCATACAACCCTATTCTATCTAGGAATGAAACTAGGAAACTCCCAATTCCTCCTGCACCAATTATCATTATTTTTCTCATTCTTTTTCACCTTTCTTTCTTTGTCTGTATGCTTCCGTTCTAATACCGGAAACGAAATCTTCGACTGTCAATTCAGACAAACATTGTTTGTCGAAGTCCAACGTAGGATACAATATGTTTCTCAATGCTCCACGAATCGTCTGTTCAGTAGTGTTGTTCACTGAACATATGTCCCTTTGCAATAATCCTGCTTCTCTGATTTGGGATGCCATCCAAATTACAGTTGCATTTGTAGAGTTCTTGTAGGGTAAGTCCCTATCATCCAATTCCTTTGCCACGAAATCGGATAAGATATAGCAATCACCCCTTAGTTCTGGGTCAATCACGATACCATTTGATTGTAGTAAATCTAGATGGTCGCCCATCATCTTAGTATTAGTAATCGCAGAGAAGATTTGTGGCGTAGCCATGTGCCTAGCAAACATTCTACCTAACTTTGAGAGTTTCTTCTTACTAATACCAGTTATCTTTGAGTGTCTAGTCAGACTAGTTAGGTTATCTTGCTTTAATATCAAGTACAATAGCACAGATGCCCTAACCTCAACGGAATATCCCCTGAGTTTGTTCATCTCAGTTAGTCTCTTCTTCAATGACATCGTAGCATCAAGATACTTCTTGGCATTATCGAAACTGTTCATACCATATTGATGGAGATGATTCTTCACCAAGACAATCATGTGTTTGTCCGTGCTAGACAGACCACCACGATAACTGCTAGACGCTCTGAGTTGCGTGTATGCCAATCTCTTAGACTTTGAATCACTAGGAATGATTGTAGAACCAAGTCCATCATTAGTCACAAACGCATTGGAACCATTACTCAATAGTCTCTGAGTGGTAAGAGTCTTCGTTATCGTATCCTCCTTAGCGTTAGATATCACACTGAACTCTTCTATTGGATTCCAAGAGAGAACTAACCCACATGAAACACAACATGTCTCACCAAGCAACTCATTGTATTCTCTTTGAGTAGCATTGCATTCTGGACACTTCATTTCTTTTTCCCCTTCCCTGATGTCCACTTAGCATAGGACTTCATGTTGATTCTATGTGACTTACCAGATAAAGCGTCTGATGGTATATATCCTCTCAGTGTACCTACCTTCTTCAATGCAAGCCTATCATTCATTAGAGTAAACACTCTTGATACGAATTGGTCGCCAAGACTTACATTGCCCACTGAGTTGTTCACACAAATGGGACCATGTAAATCACCATTCAAGAACTTCTTCTTGGCGATATTAGTTGTGGTCTTATCCACTCTCTCCGGGTCTTCATGGAAACAATAGATGCTAACTCTCTGTGGTGAAGTCTTAGCCGCCGCATTCTCAATGAGAACCCAATCACACAGTTGACCACTGACTAGCATACCTAACTTCCTAGTTCCCTTGACAAACTTACCATCCTCCTGCTTCTTTCCAAAGTAGAATGTATTGATGTTATCATTCTCCCTAGCAACTTCCCACATCAATCCCTTAGCAGTATCCTCAATCATCTTATCAGTTCTGTTCTGTAGCATCCAAGCAACCATCATCTTATGCTCACTGTCTGAGGGAATTTCACCAAACAGTTCCATCCATAGATTATGGGGATTGATATCCACCCATCTCTTTGACTGTCTCTTGTTTCTCCTATAGACATTCAAGAACTGGTCAAGTTCCTTGATACCAATCGAAGCCCAGATATTTTCTGATAACTCAATCGCACAATGCGTTTTGGATATCCTCCTTACCGAAAGTCTGACCTCTACCTTGCTTCTCCTGTAAGGATTCGTTTTATTAGGCGGATAGAAGTAATACGGACACTTGTTCTCTATGGCATATCTAACATTCGGAGGAACCTCCATCAAAGACTGTATGTATGAATTCAGCACTATCGCACTATCACAGAAACAGGAACGATAGACTACTCTGGATAAGATACTCAACATCACAGCCTTTGACAACTTCCTACCATTCAATGTGAACCCAGATTCCTTCAAACCCATGAGCATAACATTACCATCAGGATAACGATAAGTTAGCATAAACATGAACTCGTCAAGTTTTACTTGACCATAACGGATAAACAGCATCTTGTCTAGAGTCTTAGACAGAGACTCAAACACAGGGTCTTCGTCTTTTGTCCCATAGGTATAGTTACCTCTCTCACTAGTTACAACTACTTCACCGTACTTATTTATGGAACCAACGCTATCGCTATCCTTTTGATTATGCTTCAAAAGAAAACTGGTTTGATTGTAGTTTGCGCTACCTGTTCCCGGTTGTCTTATTCTTATTTTTACCTTCATTTTCATTTCTCTCCTTATATTGTTTATATTCGTAAATATCTTTTAGTATCAAATTACTATGTCGGGGTCTATCATTCCCCTCTACTTCCTGCGAAGCCTTCCGCAGAATCGTTCGTATTCTCCCTTTAGCGTATCTCGTTGACGTTGTGCTTTGTGCTAACATTCTGTAAGGACTAGTGACATCGCATCCTCCCATCTTAGCATACTCCATTACCTCATCCTTGATTTCAAGGAACTGTTGTCTGCTACCTGTCCAAGTCATATCTCACAAACCCCTCCTGCACACGCCAACTCACCCTGTAGATTGGTGTTATCCTCCATCTCCACTATCTCAGTCAGGTCTATCTTTTTCAAGTATCCCATGAACTTCTCATAGGTTTCCCTATCACACTCTTGGAACGGTGCTTGCTCATAGACTCCACCATCGAAAGGCAGAACTGATAGCCCATTGTAGATATACCTGTTCTCCCAGAACCACTCTCTGCAAACGTCCCACTCATGTTCATCAATATACACAGTTGCGGATACGTTGTGGTCATTCATCCCACTGATATGTCCGGGTTTCACCCATTCTTTGGAGAACTTAGCAATTCTCTCAAGTAATGACATTGCTGATTCATCTCTAGTGATTACATTACCATCCGGTACGCATTGTGGTATGGAGAAGATTATCTGCTCGGAGTTCCAGTTATCATCCTCTACTAGTTCTGGTAGTTTTTCTGCTAGATACTGAGCCAAAGGCTCGTTCTTTAGGAGCCTGATTGTCCTTATGTAATACTCAGAATGCCAAGCATGAATACCAGATGATGTTCCCAAAACACAAGAAGTAGTCCCGGCAGGTTTCACACAAGTAAGTCTAGCGGCAGGGTTGATTCCCAATAGTTCCGCTACTTCTGTGTTCTCGTCTTTGCACACTTGTACTGCTTTTTCTAAATCTAGATGAAGCACCTTATTGTTTGCAATGCCTGTCATTGACACACCTAAAAGTGCGTCTTTTTCTGTGGTAGTCCTCCAACTCTCACGTAAATAGTGGAAATCAGTGTAAGATGCTTGTAGTGTTCCAATAAAAGTAGCGTATTTTACTCTCTCTTCCAAATCCTCTTGGTTCTCAACATCACCTGCATTTACCTCAACTAAGTTACAGAACTGGTGATTTCTTAGTGAAATTTCTGCACAAGGATTTGTTCCCCAATCCTTATCGTTGGAGAAATAGAAACCGGGTTCTCCACTCTTGTTCTCTCTGAGTTGTTGCCATAGATTGTCAAAGAACTCCTTTGTTACTCTGTGTCTCAGAAGAACTGCGGAATTGTTCGCTCTCATTCTGTGTGGATTAAGTTCTAGTTGACTTGGAGACTTAGCACTAATCATGCTTGCATCATCCGCACTGAATAGAGAAATCATTGCGGCTCTCCTTATCCCACCTGCTAGAACTGCATCTGCAATGTGACATAGCATGTCATGAACCTCAATCGGTTGCATAGCATGATGCTCAGGCATGTCAAACAACATTCCCTCTATTATAGTCAGACAGTTTCTTAGTGGAGTTCTACCGGGCGCACGACCACCACTTGTTTTCAGCAATGCTCCCTTTGGTCTAATATCAGAATAGTCAAACTTGGGTGTGGTCTTTCTCTTTCCTGTATAAGACTCAAACAGTACTCTTACTGCTTCTGCCCATCCTTCTATCGAATCACCAACCAAATGACGATAAGTCCTGTTTGGATTGGGTTTCCTGATTGTGGGTAGTTGACTCACATGATGATACTGAACGGAATAACCGACTCCAGTTCCACCTAACAGTAGGAACATTGTCTCTGAGAATGCCGCAATATCATCTATTGCCTGATATGCACAGTTGTAAATTCTATTTGGTGCTAGGAATATAGGAAACCCACCGAACTGCATTGACCGCATTGATGGGAGTATCTTCTTCGGTATGATGAAGTTCTCATATGCATAATGTATCTTATCTCGCATCTCTGATTTTCTATCTGGTGTGAGATTTTTATCCTCAACCATCTTGAGATGCATTTCCATGTTCCTCATGCATATCTCTTCCCAAGTTTCTCTCCTATGCAGTTCTGGTACGAACTTCGCATATTTGTTGTTCACTATTACATCTGAAAATATTTTCTTTGCTTTATCTGTTTCTTGTTTACTTATCATAAAATCACCTAAAGTGTAAGTTAGGTATCAATAATTTATGACACCTTTTTGGCCCTCAATTTGAGGGTATTTTGGGACAGTCAGACTATCCCATATAATCATCCCGATTGATGAAGAACTATGTTTATATTCGATGAGATAATATCTCAAAAATCGAATATCTTGAGAATAAAAAATCAGAGGCAGGGGAGATTCCTCCCCTACCCCCTTACGTCATACTTTGTTCGTTTCAAAGACCGCCAACGACTGCCGGAGTCAGAGTAACCTGAGATACTTCATCCCAATTGGTTTCTCCAATATTCTCACGACTAACCATTTCGCCGTCAATGAATAGCCAGTGAGTTGGGTGGTCTAGTATTTGCTCTACCATTCCCTCACTATCTAGTTCAAGACTTGTGTGTCCCGATTCATTTAATATTGTCAATTTCACGCCATTTCACCTCCTTGTTGTGCTTGTTGTTGTAGTTGTGCAATAATGTTGTCCTTATCAGACAGTCTCCTACTCATCACCGCAATGGTCCTCTCATACTGTGCCAAAGCACCGAGATTCTCATTCAGTTGATTAGCAAGATTCTGTGCAGTCTGCATAGCGTTTGCGTTTCTCTCTGTCAACACTCCCAAATCAGTCTGCAACTGTTGCACTAACTCTTCCATTTCTTTCATTGTCTTCTTCTTTTCTTTTTCACTCATTTTTGTTCCTCCTTACAAGTTCGTCAATTTCCACAGAAGCAGTACGTTTCGTCAATAATGCGAAGTCTCCCTCATATCCTAGTCTCCGTAGATAATTGATTTGTTTGTCTGATGCAGGTTCAGTAGCACGATTTACTATCTTCAAGAGAGTTGCCGCTTGTTTGTCCGATAACCCCCTTCTATCTGTTAGTGCTAACCTCATGTCACGTATAAAGGACTCTTCCCACGATGATATCGCAAAGGATTTGTCGAAGTATGGATAGCCTTCCATCTCACACAATTTAGCAAATGCGCTGTCCTCTGCCTTGCTCTTGAACTCATTCTTTACTGCATCCTTGAATTTGATTGACGATTCTTCGATTACCTGCTTCCTCGCTTCAAGTTTCAAGTCCTCTTGCTTCACAGTTTCCTTGTGAGTCTCAAGTTGCATGTTGAACCACATCAAATCACTAATGAGTTTCTTATCTGGATACCCTCTCCTTGTCTGTTGGTTTCTAGGGTTATCTGGATGGTTCCATCTCCATACGATTGATGCCATTTGGAAATCAGATTCCCAATGCTGACCTCCTGTGCTTCTCTTGCGAATCTTGGTGGTCTTCCTATACATCTTCAAATCCTCATCCCAATACTTCTTGTTGGTTTCGATTACGTTTATCCTCAAGTCCATGTCCTTGACGGCATTGAACGTCTTCTCAAACTGCTCACCATGCTCATGCCACCATGACTCAGCCTTCATTGACTTCACACGCACATCTATCCATTCCTGAATCATTGCCTCAGTAATCTCGGACTCCGCTAGACCTGTTTCTTCCATCAGTCCTCTGAGGATAATGTAAGATGTGATGTGGTCTGAACCAAGACACTCGATAGTTCCATTCTCCGTGTTCTCTATCTCAAAATGGTAGACTATCCTGTGTCCACACAGGCATTCACCAATGTGATTAGTTTGATGCACCCATGCAGGGGCTTCTGATTCTGAACGACCAAATCCCCACCAACATCTACCTGTTACTCTCCACTCATGTTTTGCATCTTCATAGTCATCAGCAACAGACAAATCAGTTAGTCTTCTCTTGAGAATCTTGTCCCATCTACCTTCACCCAATGCTCTCTTAGCACCAATATGCTGACTAGCATTGTTTTCCCATTTCATCCTAGCCATCTAACTCATCCTCTCATCGTTTCTTTGTTCGATTAACATGCCCGTTAGCATCTGGTCTATCTTCTCAAACAATGCTTCTGCACTACCCGCTATGGTTTTCCTATGAAGGCACAACCATATCTTGTGTTCTGCATTAAGCACAACTTTCGGTTCATCCCTATCATTCATCGTTATTACTACAGGTGGCATTTCATCATCATTAACCAATCTAAATTCTATTTCAGCCATTATTCCTCTTCCCCCTGTTGTGCAAGGAACCACTCATGTAGATTGAGCATGGTTAGACCTTCATCTTCATACAACTGCCAATTCCACATCTCTCGATTCTTCGTTCTTAGATTATGCCCAAGAACAACATCATGGAGTAAGTCATTGGCATTTGCCAACTCATTCTCCAACCGCTCGATTTCTGCTTCTAACATTACTTCTGCGTGTTCTAACATTGCATCTGTTTCTCTATCCAATCTATATTCTGCATCTCTTTCTTCATCTCTAAAACTTTTCATTCTTATTCACCATACCATTCGGGTTTCTCATGCGGCCAAGACCATACTGCAATCCTGTCCTTATCGTAAACGTAGTACGCACGATACTTCTCTACTGTAGATAGTTCTTCAAACCCCGGAAGATATCTACAACGCATGTTGGGAGATATTGCTACTGCAAAGTCTGTTTGACCAGTCTTTGGTAGTAACTCAAGAACCTCCTTCCATACGTGATTATGTTTCATCATTGCCATTGCACTCTTATGACACTTACCATACCTATCTGAGTAGGTTTCGGAAATCGCTATCGCATGTTGCCACAACCATGAGAAGTTCTCACTGGATTCCCTAGCCCATATAGTACAAGGATGATTCAACATCACTGGTCTGTATGGGCCTCGTAGACCTAGATAGTCTGCAACAGTTGACATCATTTGCAAACTTTCCAGTAACATCTTCACTACGTGTTTATCCACTAGCCATCTAGCACTTTCGTTAGGGCACTCGCTCAGACAAAATATGTTCATTCTTCTTCACCTTCTTGCAACCTACGGAAATCTGATACTATCTCGGCTCCCATAACCCACATCTTGTTAGATAGGTAGACGTTATCACTATCAAGTGGGTTGCCATCCACATTGTAAGTGAGTTGTTGTACAAACTCATCTATGTCCGTATCGTTCTCCATTACCTTAACTATGAAATCAACCATTCTAGCAACCATCGTATTCATTGCTCGCCCTCCAGAATCTCCTTTATCTTGTCATATGCCCACCAAGATAGGTCACACCTATCAGCAGGGTCCATGTTCTGGTTATCATCTGAGTTGAAGATTTCTTCCAGCAGTTTTCGCATTTTCTTGTTTTCATTTTCCATTTTCATTATTTGTAACAATTCCTTTTCCATCATTCTTCCTCCTGTTTTACTCTAGCCCATGTCGTTACTTTTCCATTTCCCATCGAATAGTCAATCCTCGTTATCGCATGAATATCCATGAAGTTCAGTTCACGTTCTACCATGCACACACATGGTTCTGCATGGCTGATGTCACCCAATTGATGACATGCAACCAACACAGTTCCAGTTCCATTGCATACCTTACACTCATCCAACTCTATCACCTACGTAGTTAAGAGAAACCTTTGCCCTAGTTATCGCAACATAGCACAGATTCCTCTCTTGTAGTCTATCAGCCTCAGACTTAGCCATAGGATGTGGCATCAAGTCAGGCTTGAGAATCCATACATTGTTTGACTCAAGACCCTTAGCCTTGTGGATTGTAGAGAAGGTTACACATGCACCCTTCTTATCCTTGAAGACCGCTTCGATGTTCTTGATTAACCCATCAACAGTTAGTGCTTGACCAATCAATGCTCTGATACAATCAGCCTTGTCATTCAGACCCCTAACCATGTGTTCCTTATCCTGATTCTGGTAGTGTGTCCTCATGTTGCTGATATGCTCATTGAACAATGGCATGAAGGTAGATATCTCCATGCTCTTATCAGCAGT